CAAGACCCAATGTTTATAGATAAGATTTATGAAAGGTATATGACTGAGTTCGGAAGTCAGTTACCTGCTGTTATCAATGCTATGGTTAGAGAAGCTAAGCACGGTAATGTACAAGCTGCTAGGTTGGTACTAGAGCATAGTGGTAAATTGGTTAAGAATGTAAATGTTACTATAGATAGTCCTTTTGAGAAGTTTTTAAAGGCTGAGGATGTACAAGACGCCGAAGTTATAGAGGTATTTGAAGATGTGGTTATTCCTGAGGACTTACCTGAGAGAAAACCTCAAAAAACGGTTAAAGAGGAAAAGATTGCCTTAAAAAAAGAGATTGATAAGGATAGACGTAAAAATACTTCCCCTAAACGTAACCAGCAGCGTAGAGAGTGGTATAGATGGAAGAAAAGAGCAGAAGCTGTTGGAATACCACCATTACCTGCTAGAAAGCCTACTAAAGGTCAAAGAAAAGAGTGGGAAGAATCTATTGTAAGGGCAGAAGAAGGTTAGCGTCTTTTTATAAATCTTATAACTAAATATAAAACAAAAGTTAATAATACTACAGTACCTACATCCACTAAATGATTACCTGAATCACTTTCAATAGTACCCATAGGTGTTTCTATACGCACTTTTTTAATCTTATTCATTTCTTTCTTTCTCCATTATTCTCATAATTTTGTCAGTATTTTCGTCTTTTCTTGCGTATATCTCTATTAGTGATTTGTATATTCCGTGAAATTTTTTTACTTCCATTTGTACCAGTTTTTGTTGGTCAATGAGTTTAATAATAATACCTTCCAACCTCTTGAAGTCTTGGTCGAGTTCTTGCATTAGAGTTTGTTGTATGAATCTGTTCTGTTTCCATATAAAAAATCCGAACGCTATCGACATCGCTACTGGTATTCCAAATTGTTCCAATACTTGTAAAATATCCATTGTTCTCCATTACGCTATCCCCATAAAAGGGATGTGCCCAGTTCCCATTAAGTCGCACATTGTTTCATAAGTATTTTTGTCTATATCTACTAACTTATCTTCTTCTTTGTAGAATTTTCTACTATATTCTTCTTCATTTAATTCAGTTCCCATAAATTCAACTATTAAGTTTATTTTCTCGTGCATATTAATTAAATTTTTAAGAAGGATTTCTATTAGCTCTCTGTCTGATTTTTTCATTTCTTTTTCCTTATCCTATTACTTAACAATTTACTGAATTTTGATTTAAATTCCTTGTTAATTTTATCAGGAAATGATTTTTCAGAGGTCAAATATTCTCCTTCACTTTTAGCGGTTATAAATTTTCTTTCAGGAGGACTTCCATTATCTCCTCCATAATAATGGAATTTAGCGTAATATTCACCTTTATTATTTCTTGCACTTGATTTTATGCCTTGAGTATCAGCTCTTAAACTATTAGCTAAAGCACCTGTTTTAAATAAAGGTTTTGATTGTGAAATTCCTATTTTTTTTCTTTGTTCTATAGTTGATTTAGCAAGAGCTGGTCTTACTTTTCCAGATTTAATAAATCTTTTAGATTTTTCTACAATAGGTTTAATTATCTGTTCTAATAAACTTTTATTTAATTTTCTTTTCCCTAATTCTTTTAAACCTTCTGCAAAACTTATATTAAATTTCGTCTTTACTTCCATCTTGGTTCTCTACTTCCTCAACTTCTTCAGTTTCTTTTATTTCTTTGGGTTTTTCTAATTTAGATTTGTTTTCTTCTAATTTAGCTTCTGCTTCTTTTAAAGTCAAGTCTTTATTGTATTCAACCATTAATTCAGCCTTACTTATTAGTCCTAAGTTTAATCTATGATTATCAAGGGCTATTTGGTCTTGTACCGTCATTGGATATTCAGGTTCATTAAAATCAAGTTTTAAACCTTCAGGTAAGTTTATATTAAAAGTTCTTGCTATTTTCTTCTCAATTTGGTAAATTTCGTGCTCGTATTGTGTCCATAAAGCCAAATCATCCTGATAATCTTCAAAACTTTCTAAATCTTTAATTTTCAAAGCAATACCACTTGGTGTTTCGCCACCATCTTGAGCAAATTGAACAGATAAGTGATTATTTTGTGCTGCAAGTTCCATTTGAAATTTAACGTTCTCAATAACTTTATTAATATCGCCTGATGGTGATTTAATATCATAATTTGCATCAGAAGGAAGCTCTAATATAACATCAGAACCAAATCTTTGTCTATTTCCTAAATCTGCACCAGAAACTACAGGTTGTCCAAACATTTGAAACCTTAAACCAAGTTGCATCTCTGTCATTGTAATATTAATATGCTCATTAGCACTAACAATATCATTTGCACCTTCAACATAGAAAGAATCACATTGATGCTCTCTATGAGTAAAAGCAAAAGGTAAAACACCATAATTATGAGATTGTTGTTCTAAAATTCCTCCACTATCATCAAAAATAACATATTCTTTATCATTCCAATGAATATATTGTAATTTATCTGAATTAGAAGAATCTGTTGTATAGTTCATTAAAGGATAACATATAGAAGTTGGTTTAAAAGGGTCGCTTCCAAAGAAAGGATGAAAATAATATATAGGTTGATAATCAAAGTGAGGCATTTCATCATCAACAAACATTATCCTTACAGCTATACTACCAACTAAGCGTGTCATTCTTTCAATATGTTTCATTTTAGCGTCTTTTAATACAGAGAGATTATCATATTTTTTATTAACGTTCCTGTCCGCACCTATAGTGTATATACGAGACATTTTATTTATAAATTTTTTGGTTATATTTGCCTCATAAGGCGGAACTTCCCTAAAAGCCTCTAAATCAAACCTTCCTGATATATAATTTTCCGTATTATTTCCATTATAATAATCAAGTAATTTATTTACATATTTTTCTCTTTGGTTATGATTATAAATCTTTAATTTTTTTAAACTTTCTGTTATTATATCTTGTTCATACATTATCGTTTCCTCACTTTAATTTCTCTGTTTTTAATTGGAAAATGGTTAATAAAAAAATATCTTAATTGGTCGCAACCGTGGTCGTGGTATCCGTCTTTTAATGGCTCTTGTTTTAATGGTTTACCGTCTTGAACTTCAGGATACCTGTAACTTTCTAAATCTTCTGCCATACCTATACAATTATTGTTTAAATGAAGGTATCTTTCTCCGTTAGCGTTTTCTATAAAACTTCTAACGTGATTAACACCTGCTGTTATACTTCTTGAGGCTTTATCTGTTATTGTCCTAACGTTTATACCTTTTTTTCTAAAAATTTCTATATCTCCTACACCTGATTGACCTTGTGCCTGTAAACCTGCTGGGTCACCGTAATATCTCATTACATTATAAGGTTTACTTTTTATCATACTTACTAGCTCATCTGTTTTTATATTTGTTTGATGTATTATTTCATCTATCATATTAATATGCCATTCACCATTTACTCTGTACGTTTGATACCATCCCACAGAAGGCATCCTGTACCCAAAATCAATACTACAAAAAGTAGGAAGATGGGCATTATGAGGGTAATAACCAACATCAATATTTCTATCAAAAGGATAAACCCTACCTTCAAACGAAGTAAACTGTGCTCCATACTCTTGGTCAAAAAGCTCTTTAGACATATTACGTTTTCTCTCAACGAGAAATTTGTCATCTGCACCTGTAGGAAAAGCGAAATTATTATCCCAAGACGGTGCTTGATGTGATTCCCAAAGTTCATCACTTTTTCCAAGCAGGTATAAATCATATAACCAATTAAACCCTTCTGGCGTTGAAATAAAAATCGCCTTACCTTTTCTATCAGATAGAGTGGGAGATAAATACATATCCCAAATTCTAGGTCTTACTTTCGCTGCCTCATCTATAATCAGCAAGTCCAACCCTTCACCAACAAGTGAATCAGGATTATCTGCTGATTTAGCTTCTACGGTTGTTCCCCATTTGAATTTGATATATCTTTCTTTCTCTGAAGCCTTGATAATATCATTCTGATGTCCTTTTACCATCTTATCCCACACTTCTCTGAACATCAAGTCGGCTTTATCATACGAAAGACCTACCAGCCAAATACGTTGGTTCGGCTGGGAGGCGTAGAATGTCGCTTCCATTGCCGATGCCGTAGTCTTCCCAAAACGCCTCCCACAAATCATTACAAAAAACCTTGCAGATTTTTTAGTAGGAAAATGCAATTTATTTTGACCTTCGTGTGGAGAATAGTCTAAATAATTGAACCATTTTTTTTTATAATTATTTAAATGTTGCATTTTTCTGCCATTTTAATTTAAGTTACAATGTATGACAAACGCAAGATATAGTATTTTGCTTTAATAAATATACAAGATAGGAGACAGTATGTCCGAAGAAAAACAAGTATCAAATGAAACAGTTGTGGATAGTGGTGCAGAGAATGTTACTCAGGAAGTGGCTCAAAATGAGTACATAGCAGAAAGCAAGAAGTATAGAAAAAGAGCTCAAGAAGCTGAAAATAAGTTAGCTGAACTAGAAAAGAAGTTAGAATCTCAAGAAAATCTTAAACTTAAAGAAAAAGAAGAGTTTAAAACTTTATATGAAAAAGTTTCTTTAGAAAATGAAAATTTATCTAAAAAAGCTGCAAAATGGCAAACATATGAAGAAAATAGAAAAACTTCTTTATTAGAACAGTTACCTAAAGATAAGCGAGAACAATTTTTAAATAAAGATTTAGAAACATTAGAGTTAGTGGTGTCTACTATTACTAAACAGACTGCTCCTGAACCTCAAGTAAGAGGTACAGTCAAAACCCCAGCTAAAGATGTAAGTGGTTGGACTAATATGAGCAAAGCAGACAGAAAAAGTAATTGGAAAGATATTGTGGCTCAATATACTAAAAAATAAAAAATCCTACTTGAAGGTCGCATTTGGCAGTTGATAGAGGATTAGATTCGGAGAAATAAATGGCGACAAGTACAGGTTTAGCAAATCCAGCTGCATCTCAAGCCTCTGATACTGAATTAGCAGTATTTATACCAGAGATATGGGCAGCAGCAGTCAGAGCATCATTTAAGAAAAACTTAGTGATGACAAATGTAGGAACAGATTATAGTTCTTTAGTTTCAGCAGGTGGTGATACAGTTAATATACCATCAGTTGCAGATGTTGCAGATGCAGCTACTAAAGCACCTCACGTTCCTGTTAACTACACTAATGCAACAGAAGACAGTATTGCATTAGCATTAACTTCACATAAATATGCTTCAGCAATGGTTGAAGATATGGGTGTGGTTCAATCAAGTTCAGACCTACTTTCAATGTATGCAGATTCTATTGGTTATAAATTAGCTTTAGGATTTGAAACAGAAGTAGAAACTGCTCTTGCTTTAACAACAGAATGTATTAATATTGCAGGTAATACAGTAGCAAAAACTATTGATGCTGCTACATTAGCACATATGAGTAAAGTTGCTTTAGAAAATAACTGTCCACTTAATGAGTGTACACTTATACTAAATCCAACTTTATATGCTTCATTATTTAGAATAGATGATTTTATTCATATTTCTAAAACAGGTGCAGTTGATGTTCCTAATGGACAAGTTGGTTCTGTTATGGGTATGAATGTAGTTCTTTCTAACCATATTACATCTACAAATCATAATGATGCTGTAGATTCTGATGATGGTGCTTTAACTAATGGTAATGTATTAGGTGGATTCTTAATTCACAGTTCTGCATTAGCATACGGTTTTAGTAAAGCTCCTTCAGTAAGCTCAGAATATGACATTGATTATATTGCACACAAATTAGTGGGCGATTATATCGGTGGAGCTAAATTAGTTCAAGATGCAAGTCAAACTAAATGTTGGGGAATTGTTGAAGAAGGAACAACTTCTTGGTAAGCAATTAACTAAGTTAATAATATATGGGGAGGCTTTATGCCTCCCTATATTCAACAGGAGATTATATGAAAGATTGTAAAGTTATATTTAGAGGAAACAAAGTTCCTTCAGGAATGACACTTAATGTTGAGTGTTTTATTACTGCAAAAAAATTAGAAAATTTAGAAAAAGACGGAAGATTTGATATAGAGGTTATAGAAAAATCTAAACCAAAAGCAAAACCTAAAAAGAAAAAAGCACCTAAAAAGGAGGCTGTAGATGAGTAGAGATGGAGTGGTTAGAAGTAGTAAAAGAATTATAAGAATTACCCCTACATTAAGCACAGATGCTTATGCTCAGGGAGATGTTTTATTTACTGCAACAGAAATACCAAGAGCAGTATTAGAAAAAGGTGGTTGCTCTAAATTGGTTGGAGGTTATATTTTTGATAAAACTGCTGGTTCAGATGATATAACATTTATTTTTACCGAAGGGAATACAGGTCTTGGCGTAATAAACGCAACTGCTAATGTTACTGATGCAAATTTACTTGCTAATAATATATGTGGTTTAAGTAAATTAGATAATGATATTGCTACAAGTGGGAGTCATATTGATAATTCAAAAATTCATCAAATGGTTGCTGCGAGTGTTTCAGGAGAAAATAATGATGATTTAATGTTATTACAGGCAGCATCAGATAGTACAAGTGTTTATGTTCAAGCTATATTAACATCATCAACCACTCCTACATTTGCAGATGGTGATTTACAGTTAATATTACACATAGAAGATTAATATGAGTTTAATAGAGAGTATTAAGAAACACGAAGGCTATGTTGGTGTAGTTTATAAAGATAGTTTAGGTATTGATACTATAGGCTACGGCTTCGCCATTAAAGATTTAGAATTAGATGCAGATATATGCGACATCATTCTTGAGCGTAAACTTAAAGCCTTACACGATATGATTAAGATTAAGTTTAAATGGTATGGTTATATGCCACAAGAGATTAAAGATGTTGTTATGGAGATGTGTTATCAATTAGGTGTAGGTGGGTTTTCTAAGTTTAAAAAAACAATAGCCTATTTACAAAATCAGCAATTTCACGATGCTTCAGTAGAAATGCTTGATAGCCTTTGGGCGAAACAAACACCTAATAGAGCAAAAGAATTAAGTAATAGAGTAAAAGAGGTAGAGTTTGGACGTTGAAAGTTTAAAGGCTGGTGGACTTGGGTTAAGTGGTTATATAGTTCAATGGATAGATGTTTTTAGTCCAGTAATTGAATTAGGCTATATGGTTGTTCTTATTGCTTACTTTTTATATCAAATTAAAAAGATTAAAAGCGAGATTAAATAGTGACAACAGGTGTAGTTAAGAGAGTAATAGTAACACCTGACAAACATTTTCCTTTACACGACCAACCTGCTATAAACGTATTAAAAAAGACTATTGAAATAGTTAAACCTGACGCTTATGTTGATTTAGGTGATGTAGGTGAATGGTCGGCTTTTAGTGCTTGGAAATATAAACGTAAAAAAGCACCACCTCTTGAGTTCTTAATAGAAGATTTTGAAAAAGACGTAAAAGATGTTAATGCTGGTATGGACCAAATTGACGAGAGTTTAGACAAAGTGAATTGTGAGGAACGCTACATCACAGAAGGTAACCACGATAACTGGTTAAATATGGCTGTTGAGAAGTATCCTTACATACCTCAATATAAGTTTAAAAATGCAGTAGACTTAAAAGGTAGAGGTTACAAATATATTCCCTTTGGAAAACACTTAAAATTAGGTAAATTATACCTATATCACGGACATCAATATGGTGGTCAATACCATACAAGTAACCATTTGCGTAAACTTGGTTGCAATGTTATGTATGGACATTGGCACGATTTACAACAAATGTCTGCTACACATATGGACGGACCAAAGTCTGCGTGGAGTATCGGATGTTTAAAGGATATGGCAGCAGAAGCTAATGATTGGCTTGACCATAGAAGGATTAATTGGGCACACGCTTTTGCTATTGTAGATTTTTTTAGAGGAGGACTGTTTACAGTCCATATTATACAAATAATAAACGGCAAAACTTCATTATGGGGTGAGATTATAGATGGGAACGGAAAATGTTAGTGCAGAGTATGATTATCAAAGCAGTTGCCAAACTAATCAGAAAGCAATTTAAACTAGACAAAATTCTTCACTATGTTGAAGAACCTAATGAGTTAGATAAAGAAGTTGAAAGACTTAGAAGCCGTATAGAAATATTAGAAACTATTATAAAGGAGAAATAATATGTTAGATTTTATATCAAATAACGCAGGATTATTAGTAGGTGGAACAGGTGGTGGAATTGTGCTTTATGTGCTTAAAAAGATACCAAATGAGGAAATTTGTGCTTGGGTTGAAGGAATATGCTTCGCAGCAGGTAGATTTATGACTTTAGGGTTATCTCAATGGAAATTTACAAAAGGAATATGGAACAAGACTGTAGAGCCTTTTTTCATTGATTTAGTAGATAACTTTGTAGGTGGAGCACTAAGAGGTTTAATCAGAGGATTGAGGTCAGATAAATAGTGTCTTACAAGAAAAAAGAGGATGGCAATTTGGTTAATGAAATCACTTTAGGTGATGGTTATCCTTTGTCTGTTCATTTTCAACCATTAAAGGTAGGTGGAGAAACTTCTCCTATTGAAGTTTCTTCTGCCAACCACGATAATAGTGTTAATGGTAAAGTTAAAATTATTGGCGATTTAGAAGTAACAGGTTCTGTTAGGATAAATTATGGTGAATCAGGATTAGCTTCTGATTTAAATTCTAAAATTGACAAAGTTGGAATTTGGACTGATTCAGGTAATCTTATCTTTTCTGATGGAGATGCACTTTTTTATATAATAGGTGATGAAGGTATTGATACAGAATATGACGCTAGTAGTGGATATATTAAAATAAAAGGTGAAGACGCTTCAGATTCTAATAAAGGTATAGCAAGTTTTAGTAGTGATGATTTTACAGTATCAAGTGGAGCTGTTACTAAAAAAGCAAAACAAGCGTTTGCTTCAGAATTTGCAGGAAGATATACTGTAGCTACAAATAGTAGGTTTTCAGGTGGGTTCCCAAATTATCATCTTAAAACAGCAACTATAGCTACTGTATCTGGAACAGGAGATACAGCAGTAAATGTAGATACTTTAAAATATTCTTTAATGATGCCTGAAGCTGGTAATGTAACAGCTTTTAGTGCAGACTTAGAATGGGATACTGCTGATGGAGAAATTTATGTAGATTTATGGAAATTTGGGGTTATGTCTAATACTGGTAGTGGATTAACTTCAGTTGCTTGTGACCATATAAGTAGATTAACTTTTACAGACCCAAGTGATACTACTTATTATAAAGAAAAAGCCGATGGTTCACTTGATGGAACTGCTGCTGATTTTGCAGCAGGAGAATCCTTATGCGTAACAATGCAAGGTGATAGTAATAGTGATGGACAATATGTTTATTGTAGGCCAGTAGTAACGGTAGTATATGATAGTTAAAAATAAAGGATAATTATGGGAAGTTTACGAGGAAAATCACCAGCTAATACATATAAAAGTTTATTAAAAGTAAGAGATGAAACAAACGGAGTTTCAAATGTTGTTTCAATTATAGAAGATGGGGAAGGAACAGCAAGTTGTTTATCAGTAAGTGATGATAATTTATTAGTATATCCACAAAATGACGATAGTACATCAGCTTTTGCTGTTAGAGATGTAGCAGGTAATTATGTATTAAAAGTTGATAGTAGTAATACTTTAGTAAAAATTGGAAGCACAGCAACAGCTGCTAATACTCAAATTTTATCATATAAAGGATATAGAATAGTTCCTTCAGGTGCAGGTTATCATAATTATGTTCCTTTAGGTGGTATGAATTTTGGTGGAACACCAGCGGAAAAAGTTGCTGGAACTGGCACAAACCCATTAACTACTGGAATTTTAGGAGATGAAGACCTCGTTTGTATGCTTTTTAATGTTCCTATAAATATAACAGTAGACGCAGTAAAAGTTTTTGCATCTACTGACCAAGCAACAGATTGTGTTTTAAATTACCATTTAATGAGTTATACAATATCAAATAATGGTGATACTGATGACGGAGACTTGAGTGCTGGAGCAGTTATTGCAGATGGTCAAGCAACCGCAGTAGATAGTGGAGTTGTTAAACAAACAGCACTAACAATACAGTCCGCAAATGTTAATGCAGGTAAAGTTCTTGCTTTTTTTGTTGAAAACGAAACAAATACAGACGATATTAATATTAACGCACAGGTTTTATACCATTTTAGATAAGGAGAAGTAATGGCAAGATTAGAAACAAATTTAGAAATAAAAGCAAGTGATGATGGAGATTATCTTTGCAGTATGACAAAACAATACGAAGAGGTTGTTACTACAAAACAAATTGTTGATAATAGTAATACATTTAAAAATATTGCTTCATTTGGTCTTGCTGCATCTATTGCTGGTGATGCTGGAGCAAGGCTTTCAGGTTCTAAACTAGTAGTTATAAAAAACAATTCACCAGTAGGAGTTGAACTTCAATTTCAAACAACAGATTGGGCAGACAGTTCTAATACTGATGCTTTAAATAGCATTGATATAAGTGGCGACGGAGCAAGTACAAGAAGAGATTTTTCTTATTTGCTTGGAGGAAATGAATTTATGGTTTTACCAAGCCAATGGTTAGTAAGTTATGAAAACAGTCATTCAGCAGCTAACGCTAAAACTATTGATAATAAAGGTGGTTATGATGTTAATAATGGTAAATTATATGGTGCTGCTGTAGTTGATATTGCAACAGCATTAGAAAATGATACCACTACATTTGTTGTTGATGATACAGATTATTTTAAAGTTGGAGATTTGATTCAAGTAGGTTCTACTACAGGTACTACTGCTACTAATATAGAAATTATGAAAGTTGAATCTATAACTAATTCAACTACTATGGTTGTAGAAAGAGGTGTTCACGGTTCAATTACAGCAGATAAAGATGCTCAAACTGATTCTACTAATGGTGTTGTAGTTAATGCTAAAGTTTATTTTCCTTGGTTTAATACACAAGAAGATTATAATAAATATCACGATGATGCTAATGCTTTAGGTATAGCTCAAACAAATAAAAGTGGAAGATATACTTCGCAAAACTTATTTGGTTATGGAAGAACTTCTGATGATGTTGCATCAGGTATAGTTAAAGGTTCTTTTGCTATGAAATTCTACAATAAAGGTTATCAAGAATTTGGTTTATCTGGAATTACATCTACAACAAATTCGGGATTAGCAGTTTCAACAGATTACGCTTTTAATATAACCGTTGATGGTGGTAGTACATTTGCTAGTTTATCATTTACAACAGATACTTCTAATGTAAACTTTGGAGGTAATAATGGTATTATAAGTAAGATTCAAGCAGCACTTGATGCTCAATTTTATACAGCAGGAAACTTATTTGAAAAGAAAGTTACTGTAGGTATAATAGATGGTGATATTAGATTTACATCAGATACAAGAACAAGAAATTCTGCTATATTATTAGAGGCTCCAAGTTCAGGAACAACACCATTTGGAGTTGGTAGAATCCCTGCTGTTACATCTATAGAGGACCCAGTAGCAGGAAAATTACCTGATGATACTCTTACAGATAAAGTATATAGTACCACAAAAACTAATAAAGCTATTTTTAGTTATGATGATGGTAAAGGTAATCTTTTAGGCGTTGCAACAGGTTCTATAAATTATGAAACTGGAGCTTTAGATTTTACAGGTCCTCCTAACGCTGAGTTTGTGGTAAGTTTTAATTATGATTCGGCTCATAGTGGTGGTATAACCTCAAGTAATATTTTAAGAACAATAGCTGCAAGAAGCTGTAATTCTAAAATAGATGCAGAAGTAGAAATATTAGGTTATGTATAAAATGCCATATAAGAAAAAGAAAAAAACTAAAAAGACTAAGACTAAATACAGGAGGAAGTAATGGCTACAGCACCAATATATTGTACACATAAAGAATTAAAGAGAGTATTTCCTCAACTTGATAGTTTTGATAATAAAAAATCTATTTATGGTTGGACAGAAGTTACAAGTAATAAATATGCTGCTCATAATAGTGGTTTAGTAACTCAATTATTTGCAGATGGAGAGGACTTAGGACCTGCTCAATCAGCACATACTGATTTAAATGTTGAGGGAGAGTGGTTTTATAATTCTGCTGAAGATGTGCTTTATTATTATTCTGCTAGTAATCCTGCTGATAAACTAATGGAAGCAGGAGAAGAATTTACTGCTATGGTTACACAGTACAGAACTGATGCAAGTAGATACCTTGATAGTATGTTAGACCCTAATATGCCAAGAGAAGCATTTAAAGATAAAAGTGGAAACTTTGATTACTTGATTATAAGAACAACATCTTTGATTGCTGCTAATTTTATGATTAAAAGCCACGACCCTAATAGTGAACTTGCTAATGCTCTTATGGAAGAAGCTATGATGAATATTGAAAATATAAATGAAGGTAAGGCTGCTTTAAGTTTTCAAGTCACAAGAGATTCATCTCAAGGCGTTATTAGAGATGTGTCTTATACTGATGGTTCTATTAGACCTGTTGATACTAGAGGTGAATGGACTGGTAGCTATGATTTAATTAAAGTAATCATTACTACAGGTGGTAGAATAGGTACAGCAAAATATAGCGTTTATGTTAAAGATGGAGATAAACTTAAAAGTACACAAGTAGTTACTGATGAAATAATAAATGGAGATTACCAATCTTTAGCAAGTGGTTTACAAATAAGATTTGCTGGTGAAGATATGAACCCTGATTCAGGTTCTACTGCAAATGTTTCTGGAACACCTGATGAATGGGAAATAGAAGTATTTGGTAAATATGAAGATGTAGATGCTTCAAGTGGAAAATCAGTAAAAATGACAAGAATTAGAAAATATGGAAGATTATATTAATGGCAGTAACTTTTACTAATAACTTTAAGAATATATTAGATAAACTAGAAAGCGTTATAAAAACAGAATTTAAGGGAGCTTTACCTACTTGTGTAGGTTATGATAAAATGCACGGCTCCCAATATTTGAGAATTGTCCCAGAATCTTCAAGTTTACTTACTTTAATGACAGATTCTGAAGAAAGACAATATAATATAAAATTAATATATTATTTTGATGAAAAAATGATAAATACGAAGACTATAGACCATATATTAAGGTATACGTCACGAATTGAGGCTTTGATTCACGATAATGTAATAATGACTTTATCTGATAGCACAACAGCATTGAATTGCAAAATCCAATCTACGCAGATAAATGCAGAACAAGGAGATGGTATTCATACAGTTGAAATGGAGTGGCAATGTAGTCACGTAGGTAATATTGGATAATTAACAAATAATAACTAAATTACAGGCATAAAATAACTTAAAATTATGCCAAGGAGGAAAAAATGGCATTAAATAGTACAACTTATTCAGGTAAGCAGTTTTCTGTATATTTAGCAGTAGAAACTACTACAGGAACATTTAATAATGATGATGCGAATTATCACAGAGTGGATGTGGAAGGTATTACACTACCTCCATTTAATCCACAACAAGAGTTTGAGATGAGAACAGGTTCAAGCAGAATAGCTGAATTTGACCAAATATTTTCATCAACAAAAAGAGTAGTAACAGAATTTACCTTATCAGGTAGATTAACACAAGAAATGTGGGTTATGATGTGCGAAAGTGCAACAGGAGACGAATTTGACGGTGGAACAGGTAGTGATAGTGTTTTAACACTTGGTAGTTATCAAGGGCTTAATTTTAAAGTGGGCGATGACCCAAGTGGAGCAACTGATTTCGCTTATTTGTTATCAGTATATTTTCAAGCTCCAACAGCAGCAGATTCATATTCTTTAAAAAGTTGTACTTGTACAAACTTTTCAATAGATGCTGATATGGATAGTGCGGCAGGAAGATTTAACTATACTGCTACATTCCAAACACAATCTACACCAACAAAAGGTGCGGTTACAATGACAGACAATGCTGCTATTGGTACAAATTTCTTATATTTAAGTAATTTAAGCCAAAGAAATATAGATGTTAAAGGAACAGCTTCACAAGATGATATAACTCCATTATTTAAAACATTTAATTTTGCTATCGATTGTCCTACTCAATTTTTAGGAGCAACAGGAGCAAACGGAGAGCCTGAAGTATGGGCAAAAGCATTGCCTGAGCTTTCTATTACTTATGGAGGTTCTGTTAAATACGATAATGAAACAGACCAAATGGTTGAGGCTTTTAGAGATGCGGCAGAAGATTCATATTTAACATTATATATGGCAGATGTTGCAGTTGCTGGAACCACAGAAACACCTACAGGTGTATTTTTTGGTGCAAGTTCAACAGGAAAATTTGGAATATGGGCAGGAAAAGCTAAATTAACATCTTGTGAAGTTTCAAGTGATGATGTGGCTATGGTGAATTTTGAAGCTAAAGTATTAGCTCCTTCATCAGGAAATACTTTACACTTATTAGGTGGCGATAACGCAGCATAAGGAGAATAAATGAGAAGTTTTACTAAAGAAGGTTATTTGAAACCAAAAAAGTCTAACGATGAAGAAGTTATTGAAAGATTACTTTCTAATGGTTGGAAAGAAGTAGGTGTCAAAAAAGAAAAACCTAAAAAGGTAGTTAAAAAACAAGATAAGGAATAATATAATGGAATTCAAACTTAAATCTGGAAAGAAAATTAAGTTAAAGGATGTATCTATAGATGATAGAGATGAAATGTTCGATGCGGTTCAATACGATTATACGGAAAAAGGTGATGTTGCTGGGGTAAAAATGATGCACTCTACAATGACAAAATGGATTCGTTTAGGTGTTGATGGCGATACATCTGATGAATTTTTAAAAACCTTAACACTACAAGATAAGATTGAAATATTTACTAAAATGCAGAATTTTTATCTTGTGGGGGAAGAGAAAGCCTCCAAGTAGAACTGACTATATTGTCTGAAAGCTGTGGAGGCTGCCAATATTGTGAATTTCCTTATAAAGCACAATTACCTGTAAAAGTAAATGGTAATTATGAGATAAGAGAATTTAAATCAAAAGAAGATATTTGGTCGGTAATAGATTTAATTATAGAAGAAACTATTGAATTGAATAAAGTTCAAGGAAATGAATTTGATATAACGAGTAACGTAAAAGCTCAGATTCCTTTTTTTACTTGCTTTAATCACATAAGAGACAAAAAATATACCAAACTTATAAATAGGTATGTTTATTCCATTGAAACAGGAACTCCTGCTTATAAAGGTTCTTATGGTGAACAACCTGCTAAATGGATAGAATATTTTTTTATAATTAAACACGCTTTAGCCAAGAAGGAAAAAGATATGTACGATAAAGTTAAAAATGAGGCGAAATAGATGGCTGATGATATTATTATAAAGTTTAGGGCGGATGACCAGAATTTAATCCAAACACTAAAACAATTAAAAACTTTACAAGAACAAACCACAACAAGAGCAAGAAAAGCTACTGCACAATTTAAAAAATTAAATACTGAGTTAAAAAAGACTACAATAGGAAATAAAGGTGTTGGAGATGGTTTTGCTGACATTACAAATAAAGGTAGGTTATTAAATAACTCTTTAGCTACTATGCGTTCTAAATTATTACTTGTTTCTTTTGGTATGGGTTTAGTATCAGCGGCAGTAGCAAAAAATATTGCTTCATTTGGAAAACAAGAAGAAAGTGTTGCAAGATTAGGGTTACAATTTGGCTCTAGCGGAGCACAAGCCTTAGATACATATTCAAGCTCACTACAACAAGTAACAAGATTTGGTGATGAGCATATTAATAGTATGATGTCACAATTTGGTGCTTATGGTGCAAATATTGAACAAACTAAACAATTAGCAACTGCAACATTAGATTTAGCTGAAGGTCAAGGTATGGACCTTAATTCTGCTGCGTTATTAGTTGCTAAATCATTTGGCTCTTCAACAAACGCATTATCAAGATATGGTATTATGATTGATGCTTCAGCCTCTAAAGAACAAAAAATTCAACAAATCTTAGCTCAAAGCCAATCTAAATACGGTGGATTAGCAAAATTATTAGGACAAATGTCAGCCTCTGAATTAGTTAAATTCCAAAATGGTATGGGTGATTTACAAGAATCTTTAGGTGAGACTTTATCTACAGGTCTTAATCCAATTATAAAAACTTTTACAAAATGGAATAAACAATTAGAAGGTGCACCAATTAGAAAATTTGTAGAATTTGTTATTTCAGCAACAACAGCTTTGGCTTTGTGGCAAGCTGGTGTAGTCGTACTTAGAACTAAGACTGCTATAGCTACCGCTTTTGCAACAGCTCACGCAGCTGCTCTTAAAGCAACAGGAACTGCTGCAATAGGTGCAGCAGGTTCATTAAAAGTTTTTGGAAAAGCCTTAGTTACAAGCACAGGTGGTATTGGTGCTATAATTTTAGCTATAGGAACTGCTGGTGTAGCTCTTATGGAATGGATGGGTTGGTTTGAAGCGACAGAAGAAGAAACTGAGGGTGCTAACAAGGCTTTAGATAAATATAAAGGCTCTATTAAAAAAATGGACCTTGATAATGGTGTTACTCAATTAACAAAGTTTCACGACAAATTAAAAGAAGGAAATGCCTTATTAAGATTTACAGCAGCTAGTTTTGACAAAGATTTTATTGGTGCACTTAATGAGCTCACACTACCGCCTATAGTTAAAGAGCTTTCTCAGGATACTCTTGATTTGGCTGCTACTTATAATGAGGCTGCTGATAAATTAGATAAAGCTGACCAAGCAACTTTGGGATACACAGATGATGTCGATGCCGCTATTTCAGCTCACCAAAGATATAAAGAAGTGCTTTTAGATACTTCTCATATATTAAATAATACAAAATATAAAGATGCAGCTGAGGCTTTAGACGAGTATAATGCCGCTGTAGAAAGAAACGCACCAGCTAATGAAAAATTTAAACAAGATTTTATAGATGCTACTGGTTTTAGTAGTGACTTTTTTGATGGTTTTATAAAAGATTCAGGAATATTTGAAGCTGTACAAGCTGGTGTAATTACTAATAATGGTGAATTATTAGCAGTTTTAGAAGATAATGTAGAATTGCAAGGAGCTTTAGCATCAGGGGATGAGACCGAAGTTCAATTAATTATTGAAAAGATTGTTCAAAAAGAAAGATTAATTGCAACAATAAAGAAAGAAATGGAAGCAAATAGGGGGGTTATAGCTTTAGATAAAATGACTGGAAAACAAAAATGGCAACTAGCTAAGGACACTGTAAGTGCTGCAGGTGCTGTATTTGCTGCTAATAAAAAGACAGCAATAGTAGCGGCACGAATCCAACAGGGTATGGCTATAGTTAATACTATAGAAGCTGTAACAAAAGCTCTTAATAACCCAGTGGAGATGATAAGACTTTCATTATTAGGTGCTGCTCAAGTAATGAAAATACAAGAACAAATAGATAATATGAAAGCACAAAATGCCCAAACTGGCTTACAGGCAGAATTAGGTGGATATATTGGAGGAAAACGTCACTTTCAAGGAGGCACTATGATAGAGGCTGAACGTGGTGAGTTTATTTTAAGAAGAGACGCTGTAGATTCAATAGGTTTAGAAACCTTAAATGAAATGAATGAAACTGGTTCTACTGGGGGTGTTGTTGTAAATGTAACAGGTAATGTTATGACGCAAGATTTTGTTGAGGGAGAACTTGCAGAATCAATTAAAGAAGCTGTCCGTAGAGGTGGCAATTTTGGTATGAGTTAATGATAGAATTACCTCCAAAGTTTAAAATGGCATTAGGTGATGGAGTAAGAACATCATTAAACCCTTTAGTTAAAATTTATAAAGACATAAGGTTAGAAGATGATGATTACTCATTAGCAAGTGAAGTAATTACATTGTCAACTAAAGAATTTAGTATAATTAATGAAGAGGGTGATGTTGATTATTATAAACCTTTATTATTAAAATCTCCTAATATAGCATCAAAAGCAGATATTGTAGATAATAAATATACTATTTCAAGTGTGTCTCTTTCTGTATCTAACGCAGAATTTCAAGGAGAAAGATTTAGTGATAAAATTCAAGATTATTTAAATTCAGTATGTCAAATATATTATACGTCAAATGGAATAGATAGTATAAATGATTGTTTATTGGTTTATACAGGAACAATTAGAAGATTTAACCAAAATCAAGATACTGTTAATCTAACATTAGAAGATTTAACACAACAACTTTTACAAAATACTTTACCTTCACAAAGTATACCTAATGAACCTTATTATAGCGAAAATATGGTTGGAAAACCATATCCTATGGTTTATGGTTATGTTAATAAATCTCCATTAATACCACGTTCTGAGGGAACAAATGAAGAAGGTAATATAAGTCAAAGCCTAGAAGAATTACACATTGATAAAAAAGGAGCCTTAATTGGAGGGTTGATGGATTCTGTAAATATAGATGCTTATGGTCATTCTTTTTTTAATGAAAATCATCCTTTGTTTACTCATAATTATTTAAAAAACGTAGGGTCATTATCTATATTCCAAAACGATTCATTTGTACCTATTAGTAGAACACTTGATGTTAGAGGTTGGAGTTATAAAGACCTTGAGATAGATTTAACTGAGGATTTATATTCTTTTGTGCAGTCCTCAGGTGAAGATTCTTCAGCTTCTATAGTAATTAATCCTAATACATTTGTTCAAGATGAAGAAATAATAGGTATACCTACAAGAATTTACAGACCTATTGAAAAAGTTGAGTTTAAAACCTATAGTGATTCAAATGGAGGTTCATTTAATAGTACCCATAGAATATACGGATTTACAGATTACGTTAGAGATGGGCAGTCTGGTTACGAACCTTGGAATAGATATGCTTTTATTACAAGTGCAAGTGAAGATTCTCCTTATGATGATAATTGGGATAATGGCGACCAAAGTTGGTGGGAACCAACTGATTGCAATCATACAAATCACGGAGGAGATTCTACTTTTATAGATAACAACTGGATACATAAAGATAACACTCGTGGCTTCTTCCCTGTAAATAGACTTCAAGACGGTTATAGTGATAGAGGTTTATTATTAACCGCTGTAAACCTTGAAGAACTAGACCATTCTGGTTGGACTAAAGTTATTTTTAATTTTAAATCAAATGTTGGGAATTACCCTTGTTCAACAAAGTATGTTTATGATATGGATTATCATAGTTTTCATAATATGACTGATACTGGAAAAAGAATGTTACCAATGATTTGGCATTTTGGTTCTACACCTAATGCAGATTGGGGTTCAGGATTAAAAAGCACAGCGTCTAATAGAGCTAGAGATATAATAAACCCAGAATATAGTAGCACTCCTCACGAATGGCCTATATTCCCTCAAGATGATGATACTGTTTGGTCTGTAAATTACGATGTAGCTCCTTATCAATCAAGTACAGAAGAAACAATTACTCACGATGTTTCAACTTATTACGAGTCAACTTATGTTGATGAAACAACTAAACTTTCTGGGGTAACTTTGGGTGTACCTCAAATGCACAGAGTAGGAAGTAGCGGCACTAATGATAGAGGATATTATTGTGGGCAACTTTTTAATTTTTATTGTTTACAGGATACTGTAGTAACTGAAGCTGTAAGTGAGTCTTATTTTGCTGATGTTGCTGGAAGAATTTCAGATACTGTAGATATTAATATATATGGAGTGTGTACAGCCGATGTTAGTGGTAGTTCAGGAACTTATTATAATGTAACGTTTGATAAAGTAGAATATCCAGAAGTATCTTCATTTAATATTGGTAATATAGTTTCGGTATATGGTAGTGACGACACTGATTTTGGTTATCACGAAATTCATTATACTCAAGAGACAGATACAGAAAAAAGAATGACTTTTAGAAAAAGTAATGCCTCCGCACATCCTGAATTTTACGAAGGTGTAGAAGTTTATATAATTGGAGACTTACCTCTTGTTATACAATCAGCAGAAGATATAATGGCTGATATTTTAAGAACAGAACTCGGCTATATTGGTAATATTGAACATTCTAATGCAACAGATAGAATTTTAAATGCGTTTACATTAAACGAAACAAAAGAAGCTAAAGATGTTATGGAAAAATTGTTTAAGTCATCATTAACTATACCAACATTTAATGCAAAAGGTCATTTCAAATTTTTGCATTTATTCCAAGAATTTAACAGTAATACTATAGAATCAATAGATAGAGTAAAATTAGATAATTCAAAAGTTTTAAATTATTCTTTTTCATTAACTAAAATAGATGATGTTAAAAATTCAATAAATGTAAAATATAATATAAATTATGGAACAGGGGATTTTGATGGGCAAACAGGTTATGGTTTTACAAATTCTGATGGGAATATTAATGTTGAAACTTACGATGAGGCTACTCAGTTAATGTATCCAAATGATGATAGTTTTGTTTATGATATTGGTTATTACGGATTAACAAATGAAGAGGCAAAATTAGAAGTAGAATCAGAATATATAAGAGATTTAACAGAAGCGAGAAAATTACAAGAAAGATTATTACATTGGTACGCTAATCAACATTTAATTATTAAATTAAAACTATCTATAGACTATTTGAACCTAGAAGTTGGTGATTATATTTATTTTGATGAACTTTTAGGTAATGTAAAGGCTTTTGGTTATGATTATACTAAAAACACTAATAGAAATGGTCAATTAATATACAAATATTTCTTTGTTACAAATGTAAGAAAAAGTTTAGATAGAGTTGATATTGAAGCAGTACAGGTCCATAGAGGTTATTTTGGTTTTTATGATGGTTGGGATGTAGAAGAAACAGAAGAGTCTGGCACTCCTTCTTTTGGTGGCAACAATGGTGATGCAAATTTTGAACAAGGAGACCCTTATGACTATGGTACCGATATAGATGAGGGCACAGACACTTCAGGTTGGCAAGAAGATTTTTCAGATGAACCATATATTGATGTTTATTGGGAAAATGGTAATGATAATTTAAATCATAGTCCTACTGCTATTATTTCAACAAATATAGAAGGTGAATTTGATGTTGACGTATTGGTTATACTCAATGAAGAACCTTTTGAATATGGAGATAGTCAACCGCCACAAGTTATGCAAGAAGTACAAGAAGGTCAAGAGCAATCTGCTAACAATTATTTTAGCTATTCTACACATTATAATTTTGAAAACGGAATTAGAAAGGGTGGAAAAGTTTATTTATCTACTCCGTATTTAATACCTGAAGGCCATACAGGAATTATTGGTATTTTAAGAATAACATATCAAGGAACAGAATATACTAAAGACTTATATTTCACACAACTTTATTTTACTCCACCACCACCTCTTTTAGGTGATTTAAATGATGATGGTAGTATTAATGCTTTAGATGTTGTAATAATGGCAGGTGCAGTCGCTTATAATAATACAGAACATTTACCTGATACAGCGGATATGAATGGTGATGGTACTGTTAATCTTTTAGATATAGTAATGTTAGTAAACCAAATCGTAAACAGTAATGATGAAGATGAGGGGGGAGAAGATGAAGCAAGCCCTACTTAAAAAACAAATATTTAGAAACAAAAAAATTAAAGGTGTTTCAAGTTCAAGTGGAAAAAATATATCTCCTCCAACTATAGAAACTGATAATGGTTCGTGTTTTTTAAATTCACATATAAATATTATGGGGATTCAATTAGAATTTTCAGGAAAAGCAGAAATAACGCCACAACTTCCAGAGGGGTGGGTTATGCAAGGAAGCGGCTCAAGGATGGTTATGTTTACATTAGGAACAAATCCAATAAATGAACAATTATTATTTACTTATAAAGGTAATATAGATATTAATAAAGTTATTGCTGGTAACGAGGAAGCAAAACCTGTTGATATATATGTTAAAGATGGAGATAACTTACCAGATTTCAATCTTCAGGAATTTGAATTTCATAAAGGTTCATCAAATTGGGAAGACTATAAAAGTACAAAAAGATTTGGAAAGGTTAAAAGAACTCGTTATCATTTACCTGACTATAATTTACCAAAGGTAGAAAAAGAAAAAATTAAAAAAAGACGTAGAACAACAAGAACCTATACAATGGTTGATGGCAGTACAGGAGGATATTAATGGGAAAGCAAGTTAAAACGCCAAGATTTTATGTAGATATACCTACATTTTTACACGCTACAGGAGAGACTCAATGGGGTCACGGAGCACATCATATAAATTGGGGGGATGGTGTAAATTTTGGAGGAGCTGAATTATTATATTTAAATCCTTCTAATCCACATTTAAGAAAAAGAACACCTTCAACTAGTGGTACATATGCTTTTAAAATTGGACAAAATTATGGAGAGTCTGAATATGCGAACCCTAAAGTTGGGTTTGCTCCTAACTTTTGTGCTCTTTTAAATCATAATCTTGGAACAGATTCTGCAAAACCTTATATAAGAGGAAGGTTTATGAAAATGAACCAAGACTATCCTAACGACTCAGCAGCAGCAAGAGAGATAAGTTCTTCAAATATTCTTGATTATGGTGGATTTACAGAAGTTTTAAATTTTAATAATACAACTATATCTGATGATTCAGGGGGTTCAGATAGAGTTTTTACTCCAAATTATAATGGAACAAGTATAGCGACTTGGGATACACCTAGTGCTAAATATTGGACAACATTTGAAGTTTTTTATCTAAGTAATGATATGTTTGATGAAAATTGGAAACATCAATTAGGCTCTCTTGTAATAGGTAGATACTGGGATGCTCCTCATAACCCTGATTTAAAACTTACAATGTCAAGACGATTTGATGGTATTAAGAAACAAAAAACAATAGGTGGCAAAACATTAGCGAACATTTATTATGATGGGCCAACAGAATGGACTATGAATCGTTCTGAAAATGAATCCTATCAAAGAGATTGGGATGGAGCAAATGTTTATAAATATCCGCCATTTGAATTAGATTCAAAAGATAGGGTTCACGGCCATTGGACTGATGGAGGTGCTCATTTTGACCAAAGAGTTAAAAGCGGTTTAGGGAGAAAAGGATTAAAAAGTTGGAAATTATCATTCTCATTTATAAGCGAAGATGATATGTGGGTTAATTATGAAAATTCTAACAGCATTGTAAATGATACCACACCATCAGAAGGAACAAGTCCTATGCTTTCAGACAATAGTTTTAATTTTGTATGGAATTGTACTTTAGGTGGAACTCTGCCTTTTATATTTCAACCAAATGCAGACCAATATGATGCAAGTGGCAATTTAACACAAGCTGGAAATAATAATCCAGACCAATTCTCAATATGTACTTTTAGACAAAATACTTTAAGTGTTAAACAAGTGGCTCATAATGTTTATAGTTTAAACGTTACTATTGATGAGGTTGCCTAGCATTAGGTAAAACAATACCCATATCTATTACTGCCCATCTTTTTATAGTTTCAATGAGTTCAGTAAATTCTTCTACAGATAATTGTTTAGTAGATTCAATATTATACTTTTCTTTGATAGTTTCGTGCATTTCTTGTTCAGTATAACCTAATTCTTTAGATAATATCCTAATTATAACCCTGTAGTAAGCATTTTGTTGTGGAGAACGCACTTTTTCGGCAACTTTTATTTCTAGATGAACATCACCCTCAATTAGATATAAATAGTCTCTAAACCCAAGATTATCATCAAGTGTTAATTTACCCTGTTTTACTTTACCTGCGAATTTCATTTTATTTTATACCTACATTCATATTCGGCTTCACAATTAGGACAATGAAAATTACTTACAATACCTTCACCTTCATAACCACAATCTTCAAAATCGTTGTCTCCACCCCATATTACTTCGTGTTTACAATGCCAACATTTCATTCTGCGAAATACCCCCTTAATAAATAAAAAGCCTCTTTCCATAGGTTAAGGCTATGTTTATGTTCAAATTGAAAAGAACCTATATTATGTCTTTCTGTGTGGTGTTTACGGCACAATGGTATGCAAGTAAAGTCTTTAATAGATTGTTTTTTTCTATCGCCACCCATTCCTATTGTATCTTGGTGGTCTGCATCTACTGGACTGCTGCCACATACCAAACAATGTTTAGACTTTATGTATTTAATATAATCCTTAGTATTCATAGGCACATCATTAACCAAGCTATAACTATACATAGGTATTTTATAACCCACCACCAAAATAATGCTCCCAATATTATCATACCTAAATATATAAAGAAATTAACCCAATTAACCTTCATTATTAAACCTCTCTTTAATATCAAAATACTTTTCTATTGATTCTATGATGATTCCTGCTATGAGAAAAACACCAATCGTAGCTAATAATGTTGTAAATATAATTTCCATTCTATTCTCCTTTTATTCTATCCAACCATTGTTCAGTTATAGTAGGTTGAATTGTTTCTTCGTGTTTAACGGCATCTTTATATGATAAAAATCTTTTACCATCAGATGTTATATAAACAAATCCTAATTCGTGTTTAACCTTCATTTAACCTCCAAATCTGTGCTAATTCGTGTGAAATCATATAATTTCCTTTATTTCTCTAAAATCAACAATACCTTTTTTCCTAAAAAATTCAATCATTTTAGAAATAATGAATGACATACTTCGTTCATCACTTTCCATTAATTTTCTTAAATATTGGTCATTGTTAATGCTTGTTCTAAATGATAATAACTTTGTTTTAATTTTACTTTCTGTTAAATACTTTTTTTTGTCTAACATCATATCAATAACATTCTTAACATCATCATCATTAAACTGAAACCACTCGCCTCGTGTTTTTTTGTAATAAAACCAATTTTGTATATACTTTTCTTTTGAAATGCTACCATCACTTTGTTTAATAATTTTAAGTTTATGTGGACTTCCTGTTTGTAATGCTTTCAATCTAGTTTCAGCACCAACAGATGTGTAACCAATTTTGTATAAATCTGTATTTTCAGCATTAACTAAATAAATCATAATTCTCCAATTTTAAGAGATAGTGTAACGAAAGGGGTGTACCAAAGGCAGGGAGAATGAATAAAAACCTACCACCTATCTCTTTTTTAAATTTTTCTTTCTAATTTTTGTTTCTTTATTTTTGCTTGATATTTCTCTCTACCTTTTTGCAACTTTTCAAACCTCTCTTTTGATAGAGGTACTCCATATGATGGGTGTAATTTACCTTTTTTACCATACATTGGATTATCTTTGCCTTTCATACCCTTTCCATACATAGGATTCTTTTGTCCTCTTATATCTCTTGAGCCTATTTGATGTTTTCTATTGTAAAGGTCTTTTAACATTTTTTCTGTTGGATTTTTCCAATGAGCCTTCATAGTTTCGCTTTTTCTTTTCTTAATTTCTTCTGTTTGTACATAATCTGAATTTTTTTGTGCTTCACTCATCTTTCTTTTTGTTTCTTCAGTATGTTTATATCCATAACAAGGATGTTTTTCTCCTACTCTTTGTTTTAACATATCTATCATATATTGAGGCAGTTTTTTACCTTTATTAGATTCGCTTTGTTTTTCAATAGTTTCTTTGTTATTTTTAAAATAATAACCACCTGTAGTGCAATTATAACCATACTTTGGATTGTTTGCTTTATATTCTTTTATAAGTTTCTCTTTTAATTTAAAAGCATCTTTTTTGTGTAAATTTTTATCAATTATTTCATAATAAAAATTATGTTCACCATATTTATTTAATGCATTATGAAATGGGCTTTTGCTTTTATATGCATTTTTAAATTTCATTTTTTTTTCTTGTTTTCTTGCTGTAGATTTTTGTATAGAAATTGCATCATTTAATTTTCTTGAGGTAATACAAAAATATACTTTATTATTTTGTATGTTAGTAGCTTTATAAATTAACATTTTTTCTCCTTTAAATTAACTAACCAATCATTCAATTCTTGTACTACATAAATCTTTCCTCTATCCTCTTTAATTACTTGTATATCTACTTCTACAGAGGGTTTAATCCATTTCGGCAAAGCCTTTCTAACTTTCGCCTGAACCTTAATATCATCATCAATTAAAATATCTACTTCTTCGTGACAACCTAATGCTCTGCCGTTGCTCCCCCAAGCACGAACACATTTAACTTCGTGCAATTCAACGGCATCTACTATTTCTCTTTCAAATCTATTCCCTTTCGCCTTACTTTTGTTCATTAATCGTCCTTCCTAAAGTGCCTTTGAGCATTTATGCTTTGTAATACCCACCAACATTTACCATTGTTTGTTGCTTTCATAATCTTTTCTTGTGCTTTGTTTCTTTTTATATTATTATAATATTTCTGACATTCTTTGCAGTAAGTTGTGTTAGTCCAACCACCATCTGCCCATTGCCCTTTATTTTTAGGCATTTTACATCGTGGGCATTTCCTTTTCATATTACTCCTTTTTAAAGTGGAGGGTAGGCATCTCTTAAGGAGGGAGATGAATGAGTGTGCGAGACTCGTGTGCTATACTACCTACCCTATAAGTTATTTATTTCGTCTAAAGTTTTTTCGGCTATATTTCTTGAAGGCGAATTTTCAACTGCTTCTTCTATAATCGCCTGTAATCCTTGTATAGCTATCTTTAGTTTTTCAGAATCAATATATAATTCCATTTTATCCTCTTTTTGTTAGAATTTTAGCATTACAACATTTAGTTTCTTCCAAGTGGATAGTCTTAATCCCTCCGAAATAAGTATCTCCACATTTTGAACAATAACCAAACCTTGATGCTCCTCTTGTATCTAATTTATAATTTTCATATTCTTTACTATCAGATATAACCTCATCTTCCCAAGTGGCTCTTTTGAGGTATCTGATTGGGTCAAGCCTATATACCTTATCCCTATCTTTAATATAATGTTTTGTATGGCTCATAATCTTTGATATTAAATCTTTTGTAATATGTTTCTTCCAGTATTGTAAACTTTGTCTTTTAGTCGTCTTTTTTCCGTATAAATCCCACCATTTATCAAAATCTATATCAGAAGAAAGAGGTAAAGCAGTTGCCTTAGTTCCTTTTATCAATGTGCTTATTACTGACTTGTGTACTTTAACCCACCTAACTTTACCCTTTTCTCTGATTGCTATCTCCATTAGAATCGTAATGCTCTAACAGGAGTTATTGTTTTACGAGTTATAGTGCATTTGCGAGCAGGAGCTTCAACAACTTGGTTTGCTTTCTTTAAGTCATTAACTCTCCCACTTACTGCATTTATTTGAAAGTTAGTTCTATCACAAATCTCTTGTAAACTCATATCTTCCTTATTATCCCTTAAAGTATTTAAGATGATTTGTTTTTGAGTAGGCTGCTTACCACTTGATTTTAAGTCATTATAAGCAATTATTGATGTAGTTCTTACCATTATTCATTCCCCCTTTCATAAGCATCATCTAACTCGGCTTCTGTAACACCTTTATATGTGCTATAAAAATATCCATAAGCTCCTTCTAAAGTTTCATCCATAACACCAAGACTCTCTCCTCTGAATCTAAAATGCCATTCTTTTTCTTTATCATATTTACTCATTCTTTACTCCTTTTCTTAAAACGGCAAATCGTTATCCGTTTTGGTTTGTTTTTGTTCTTCATTTAGTATAAGTCTAATATACTTTTTACCACTTTCTTTAGCAGTATTAGTCCAAGCCGAGATATAATACTTCTCGCCTTTTATAAGTACATTACCAGTAAGATTAGGGTGTTTATCTGAGGCTCTATCTTCCACCATAAACAATACACCTGTCATATCTTTATTTTCCATTTACTTTCTCCTTTAAGTAATTGATTTGTTCTTTTTTATCAAGTTTATCATAATCTGCCATTTCTTTTGGTGTAGGACATATTTTAGTCATCCATTTATACCAAAGCAGATGATAATCAAGTTCTTCTACTATTCCGTCAAGACTATTTAGATTCATTTTTCTCATCTTTCATAGCATCTTGAAATCTCTCATCTTCATCATAAACACTAAACTCTATCATTATACCATAATCTTTATAAATGTCCATAACTTTGGCTGCGAAATCGTTACATTCGTTTTTAATTAGGTTTATTATCGATTCTTTGTTCATTTACATATACCTCCCTAATTTATAATTCCATTTAAGTTCTTGTTTAGGTTTAGCAGGTTTAGGTTGATTTTTCTTTGCTTCTATATACTCTTGTGCTTCTGTTAAAGACCATAATGACTCGCCTATATGATAACATTGTTCACAAGTGTCTTCATCAAGGTTACATTCTTTTTTATGTTTTATCATCCAATCATACATTAGATTTTCCTTTTCAGTTGATTATCTATTTCTTGATGAATACCTTCTGTTTTGTCCTCAAATTCTTCTATCCTTTGTTTCATCATATTAAGGACTTTTTGGTAGTGAGATTTAGATGTAGATTTTCGCAATTCATCTTTAACTGCTTTCTTTTTACCTTTAAAACATTCGTGTTCTATCAGTTTGGCGAACTCTCCAGTTTGTTCTTCAGTGTAAAATTCTTCAGACGGCACACCTTCGCCTTTATAAATATAAAAGCCTAAACCAAAACCAGTAGATATACATTTAGTTAAACATCTCATTTTAGTATTGGCTATATCTACACAACTTGGATTTTTAATTGGGCGATTATTAAAATCGGTTACTGCTAACCACATTTTTTTAGTTATCTTATTTATAGTAACTATACACTCAACAGAACACGAGCCATCTGGAGCAATAATATAATCTCTTACCATACCATTACTATCAGTATAATGTAAGAAATCATAGTTTACATCTGGATAATGTTCCATTAGAGTAGATATACAGAAATTCCAAGGCAAATAAGTAAATTGACCTTTTTTTTCTGTGTGTTTATTAACATCTATTGCAGATAATTTATTCCATATTTCTTGCATTTTCATTCTTTATCCTTCCATTTTTATAAATATTTCAGTTTCATCTTTTACACATTCCACATAAACAACTTCGCCATTTTGTATTCTTTTTATATCTTCAACACTTAATATAATATCTACTAAATGTGAGTCATTACAAGTTTCATTAATTTTCATTCTTTTCCCTTTCTATATATAATAATAGTTTATTCTTTTTACTTCTACATTTGGATATAAGTCTTTTATACTGACTTTTAAATATTTAGCTAAGGCTCTAAGCCTTTCTTGGTTTGGCTTTCTCTTTCCACTTATAATCAAAGATAAAACGCTTTCATTAATGTCAAGAGCCTCACATATTTCAGTCTGTCGTATTCTCTTTTCTTTTATAATTTTTTTTATGTTATTCATTTATAATCTCCATATATTCTTTGCATAAATCTATAATGGATATTTCATTTATGCAACATTTATTTTATTTATTTATAATTATAAGAAATAGTTTGTTTATAATTATAATGTTTGTTTATATTACAATCCTTATTTAGTCAGTTGGTTAAAGACTTCTGGGACTAAATATAATAATGAGAACACCAGAAGGGCAGACAAATTCTCAAGGTTAGGATTGAAATTAGATAGACCTGTCTTTATAAAATATCTAAACTTGTATGACGGCATAACTTCGTAGGTCATAGCGAGAATCAACCCCAGATTATAATTTCTAGGGCTTAGGATTCTTGCATTCAAACATTCATCATAGGTCATATTATAAGTTATTATATAAACCAATCTTCTTTAATATATTCTTCAAGGATTGATTTAGTGTTAGTTATAATTTCTCTATTAAATAATACTCTATATTTATTATAACTTTCTGATTTAGTTTTTGTTACTTTCTTTCCGTGTTCATCTGTATATTGCCAAGTTATAGTATCAGATATAACATCAACATTATTAACATTATTCCAATCGGTATTTTCTTTTATAAACTCATTAATATACTTTTCTGTATTTTCTTTTTCAAAATGAACATAAGTCCAAGTATTTATAATATCTCTCATAGACTTAACCTCCTTAATATATCTTGTTCTATTTTTTCAACCAATTCATCAGTTAAATCTGCTTCGCCTTCGTGAATATCATAAATTAAATCAGTTAAATTATTATTTGCTCCACCAATATAAGAATTTCTTATACTATTTAATATTGGTTTTAAAAGTAAATCATATAATTCATCATCATTACAATCTGAACATTCATTAGTTATAGTGTTATTATGCTTACAAACATCATCTAAATATGATTCTAAACCAAAACTATTAGCAGCCTCATCTATTTTTTTAGATAGTTCATAGTGCATATTTTCAGTTATTTTACCCTCTATTATAAATATTGCTTTATCTTTTTTCATTTTATTCCTTTTCTATTAGTTATTAACATTTTCTACATTTATTATAAAGTCTTTATCTAAAAAACCTTCTCCACTTGTCATTCTTTCAAAAGCAATATTTTCTGCTTCTTTTCTATTTTTTGCTTCAATTTTATAATTATAGTTTATTGTTTCTATTATTGATACAAAATATTTTTTCATTTTATTATTCCTTTTTAGTTAATGGTGGATAAAAGTCTATAATACTATCACATTTTTCAGTATTCCACTTATCCCAACCTAAATATGTATTTTCGTCGCTTCTTACTTTTTCTACTGCTTCAACTTCATTTTCTGCTTCTACAAAAATTGAAATTGTTTGATATACTCTATATTTTTTCATTTTACCCTTTCCTTTTTAGTTAGTTATAAAGATGATTAAATATAATCTCTTTAATATCTTTAAATTCTTTATTTGCTTTATTTTCTGCTTCGTTCCAATCTACATTTTCATTAGT